CTGAACCACTTGGTTTTTTCATGTTAAGAGCGACCGTCAGACTAAATGCAGTGCCTGAAGGTTGGAATGATGTAGAGATGTGACCCGAAATGCCGTTGAATAACGCCGCTGTGTCAGCACCTGTACCAGTGGGTCCAGTCTTACCGAATGTTACGCCACTCATGACGGTGCCTATATACCCATTACCCGATGAGTCAATAGCAGTTGGAGAGTTTTCAACTGCATCAGACAATTTCCACCATGCAGAAGGGGCTAGAGAGCTAATATATTGGTCATAAGCAAAAGAACCAATATTCATTTCGATATCAGAGATTTCCTGAACTACTAATTTAGTTAAGAAATTTTGCACACCGAAATTATATTGAGTACCAGTAGGTAACTTAGTTATAACTAATACCAAATTAATACTGCTATCGAAATAGCAAGTTTCTGGTAATGTCTCTTCAAAATTTATCCAGCCTTGACTATTAGTTCCATTTACTATACCTTGAGCTAACACATTCCCGCCAATTATTGGACTATAAGTACCACTAACTTGTAATAGTGTCCAAGAACAAGGCACATTCAGTAAATCAAAAGTTACATAATTTATATACGTAGTTCTACTAAATTGAAAGGCTAATGCAAACCCAGTATTATAAACATCGTCAACTAAAGAACTGTACCAAACTGTAGAGTTGCCCTGATTAGGTAATGAAATTTGAGCAGGTGGATTAATCTGATTGCTATTTGGGTCCTGATACTGTGATGTTGTTTTACTCTGGATAGTGTCTAATACACCAGTTGCTCCATATACACGATCAATTATGATACCATCTACGGACATTTCCGGTAACTGTGAATTGTCAGGAAAGGTTAAAAGCGGGTTGAGTTGGGGAGGGGTAATTGCCACTATTGGTTTCCGTTTTTATTACGATGAAGAGTGGGGTTGATCGAACGGTTTTTCTTCATCGTTGCAATCGTTTTACTCCTCCATTCTGGATCTTGCCACAGGAGTTTTTGAGAACTACTTTGTTTCTCTTTTTGCTCTGGATTATTTTTATAAGATTCTACCTGTGCTTGTGATAATTTTTTATGGTACTCTGGATCTAAATTACGTCTAATATTATCTTCTTTAATAAACTGTTTCCATTTATCACTCTTAGGGTAGGAAAAACCCCCTCTTCCTCCCTTACTCGTATTAGCAAGTTTATAACCTTGTTTACGAAGATTTTGAATCCATACAATTTCTTGCTCGTACATTAACTCAACTGTTTCACACTCTTCGAGAAGTTTAATTTCCGGTTGCACACCTTCTCTTTTTAATCTATCAATCCATTTTTCTTTATTAGTAGGGTTTTTTGTTTCCCAAATATTACGTCTATGGTTACTTAGCCGATCAGTTAAATTTTGTATTGTAACACCAACATATTTAATGTCATCAGGCTTTCTAGGATCATATAGACCATAGATTTTAGGTACTCTAGAGCCGTATCTCATGCTACGCGTTGCCATATACCGTAGCTGTTATAGAAAAACTGGGATTACCAATAGGTAATGTAGTGCTATACCCTGGTAGTTCTCCAGTACTTGACAATGAACTTAAAGGAATAACAGCAACGGTTGAAATGTTTAGAGTTACATCAGTTATTGATTCTTCCGTCACTATATGAGCAAATTGTGGTACTTCGACGTTTACATTATTTTTCAAAAAATATCTGCTACTTACAGCAGTATTGCCTGCATTAAAGACAGAAGATGGTGTGTTAACCCCATTAGCAAGTACTTGACGATCTAGATAGAAAAATTCAGAATTCCCCGATGTTACTATGTAATCTAAGTCATTATATGGATTTACACCACTGGTAATTGTAACTATATTACCAACAGGTTTTAAGTTGTAAAGACTCTGTAGTGTATCTCGTTTTAGGTCATTATCAAATGTTAGATCATCAGGTACTAACGGGACAATAAGAGTTTCGTTAACGCCAAAGCCTCTGGTGTTGTAGTTAGTACCAGAAACTGTTAAACCAGAAGTAGTTACATTCCAAACTTCGATGATCTTATTTTCAAGGGAGTTTGTAGAATTGGCAATATTTCTTAAACCTGTTGGAGTAGCCCCTTGTAGATAGGAACTGCCAACGCCATTTAATCTTTCTCTATAGGCTGAATCTTTTGATATGACATCTTCCCAATTGTCAATACTTAGCTGGTCAGTGAATGGATTATTAACAGTATTATACATCTCTGTTACTAATCTTCGAGTGTTTAAAAGAAGTCCCAAAATATTGTCTAGGTCAGAGAACTCTAGGTTCTCTTGATTAATTCGGGCTGCTGTGTAGATTAGATCTAGTTGCCCAGTTCCTGCTGCACCTAGAGCGATGCTCATTAATTGAGTTAAATTATCAGTTGGATTAAAATTGTATACGTCATCAGGAAAGTTTCGAACCTTCCACGGTAATGTTTGGGGGAGAGTTAGAGGATAGACGACTGACATAGTTATTTAATTTTTATTTAGAAATTGTTGAGGCCAAAAGTAGTTATATTCACACTAAATAATTGAGCCAATTGGTTATTAGCCAATAAAATATCTGATGTGTATTGTACAGCATTAGTTAAATCTCCATCCAATGGAACACTTATAATACCATATTGATTGAGATTATCTGATATTGTAGAAACTCTAGCAGAAGCCACACCACCAACTCCGTAAACCACTGATGCTAAACTAGAAAAGCTAATGACTTGATCATAAGAAACTGACTGTAAGAACTGTACTAAAGCATTTTGTATAGCAGAATTCACAACAGGTACATTGGCATTTTGTACATATATGACCGAAAGATTAATAATAAGATTCAAATACTGAGCTTGTCGAACTAAAACATTAGTCCCAACAACTCTAGATTGCTGAATTATATCATTTACTTGAGAAACATCATAATTGTAATTATACAAAATCGTTCCAACAGCAGTGTTAATACCACTGATAGACCACGGGAAATAACTCTGTGATTCATATCCAACTTGTTCATGACTAACAACTGCAATTCCGGTCATATCTAATACGGAGCCTGCATTGTTAGTAACATCATAAACTGGATATGCAGCTGTTACAAAAGTACCAGTACAAGAAGTAACGTTGGATGTTAATAAATCTGACAAATAGATAGTGTTTGGAAGACCAGGTACAAGACTAGTTATGTAGGTATTGAATGGGATTCCACTTAAAGTAGTAGTAGTTGCTATACCCGTTCCAGATATCACTAAACCAAGGTATAACGCAGAAATATTGGAATTAGTTGTAAGCATATTTGTTCCAACTGCACCCGAGATACCTGTTATATTTGGAGGATCTAGGTTAACAAATTCTGTACAAATTGGTATATTAGTCACTCCAGCGAACCCAGAAATGCTAACAAAACTTATAAAAGAAGGTTGGTTCCCAGAAATTAATTGAGCTGGCCAGTTAATTGCTGGTTTATTAGCAAATCCAATATAGTAATCTCCAATACTATTCGTAGAACCAGATATACAATTAAGTCCATTAGCATAACTAAAGTTATTTGCATTATATAATCCATTAGTTATACCGCTAGTAAAGACTACATTTGGACTAACTAATACTTGTGAAGTAGTGGATGTTGCATTATTGCCATTAATGAATACTTCAACAAAGTTTGAATTAATTGTAGGATTAACTATTCTTGATGAAATAGGTATATACTCGGATTGCATCTGGAGAAGTTCTCCAGTATATGTTAGAGGAGCATTTAAAACATTCGGTTTTAGAGTGACAATTAAAGGAACTCCACTAGAAGCAGGATAGTTATAATCTTGTCCATTAGTTAGTAGAATTTGACTTATAGAGCCTAAATTCTGACCTATACTTTCCCCACCTTCTGGATACGTATATTTTGAGTCAGGTATCTGAGAGGTTATAGAGTTCCATCCACTAACAGCACCACTAAAAACAATTAGATTAAAACCTGTTGGCTGATTAAAGGTGATGTAACCACCACCAGAAATGGTAGTTCCAGAGTAAGTAGCTGTAGTTGAAACACCTAACGTAGCTAGACTATCAATTGCCCAGGCAGCAACAGCAGATACGTTGCTCGATCCATTAAATGTTGGAGGATTAAGAAACAAATAGTCTACACTAAACACTGTATTACCAGAAACAGTAGTGCTTAACACATAATTAGAACCATTGTTAACAATTGTTCCAGACCATCCAATTGGCGATGGAGTTATTTGGGTCGCACCAAATACATTAGACGGGAAACTACCATTAGTTAGAACTGCATTATTTGATCCACTAACTGCCATTAATTGTGCTTGGAAATTTAATGCTGGAATGAAAGTGCTATTACCAATTATTGTTGTCCAAACCTGATCCTGTTCGGTATAAGTTTGTTGAGCACCAACGACATTGACCTGTGTAATATTAGGGTCTTGTAGAGCCATTTGTACATATTTGTTGACGATTCCAGAAATGTTAGCAAAAGCAGTTTGTATAAATCTGGTCTGCAACTGTACATCAGTTTCAGTATCTGCACCACCTTGAGTGGGGCTGAAATTTGTAACCGATGGACTCCCTAGTATGGCAGTTGTTACAGAAGTAATAGTTTGTGATTGAACATTGCTAAAGCTACCTGGTAAAACAGCTTGGATTGGAACTTGAACTTCAGTTTGACCAATTCCGATAAATGCAGTAGCTACTGTGGCAAAGAAGATGTTATTTCCAGTTAATGACTGAGATCCAGGCACAAAGATCTGAGTACCAATAGGAATTGTAAGAATCTGAGCAGCTGGTGAGCTAATACTGAATGATACCGAACCTACTGCTCTAGTACCAAGTCTACGATTAATTCCAAATATATTAACGAAGGAATCCAGAGCAATTCCAGATTTACTATTTACGTCAAAACTATATGAAGTAAGAGTATTTGTATTAATTGCTGTAGCCAACTCATTGGCGAATGATTCAAAGATTTTATATACAGGCGATCCAACCGAAACATCCCAGGTAGGATCCTGTGCAGTGAGGCTTGTAAGAAGCCTCTGGAGAATAGTAACTGCCTGTGCCATTTTTAGCTTACCTGTATACCATTAGAAGTGACAAATAGATTGATGGTCAAACTGGTATTGGACAATGTAGTAATATCTACAGTTACATCTATCATTGTTGGTAGGTTAGAATCCGGGTATACACTTATATTATCGACTGAGTTAATAATTTCAGATTTATTCCAATTACCTAATTGTGACAAATTTTGGGCATTCTTAAGAGCAGAAATTTGATTCTGTTGATAGAGAGTAAATATCCTTAAAGTTTCAGCTTGTATTTGAGCAGATAAATAAGGAGTAAAAACCTGTCCAATTAGATTGGGGAGAATACTACCAAAGTTAGGCGTAGTAAAACCAGTACCGATTGGTTCCTCTAGCCATAAAGTTAGGTCTTGGACTAACTTATTGGAACCCGTCTGAAAGGTTAATCTACCTGAACTATCGAGTTGCAGATCCCCATTCTGCACAGTTAATGTCTTCATCTTATCTCTCAGTACCTAATTCAAGTTTCAGTTGGATATAATCGGTCCAGCATAGGTAATTGAGGCATAACCAGTAATTTGACCACTGGCGGTAGGATTACCCTGTATTATAAAACTTAAATTGCCACTCGTTAGGCAGAGAATCTCAGTATTGGTATAATTAGAAGTGGGATAATTACTATCTAATGCAGAAGAATATACGCGATTAAGAATAGTTCCAGCAGAGTTCGTTAAATATGAAGTTACGGAGTATAATCCAGGGAATGGCACATAAAAAGTACCACCACTATAAATAGTAATACCAGCTGATCCAGATTGAGTTACCAAATATGTATTATAAGTTATATTATTCCATGTATTTAAAGGAAATTTCCATGAACTTAGAGGCAGTGTAGTACTCATTCTGAGTTGATTTTCTACAACGAATTCTCCAACATATTTAAATAAACGATTATAGGTAGTCGAGCGTTCTATGAACCATTGTTGGCCAGCCTTAATCATATCTTTTGTAATGCCAGGAGGAAGAACTGTTAGATCGATCTGCCACTGTTGTTTATCAGCATCTAATCCATTAACTAACCAACTACCTGTTGAAGTAGAGTAGGTGGGTTCATGTATTAATGTTACTCTACGAGTTACACCAGCTAATTTGCCAAGAGGGGAGGTTTGACTTAAAACCATTATTTATCAATTATACCATATTTCATTACATTAATCAAATTAACCATTTTGTAATTGAATAGGATATCCAAAGTCAAGTGGAACTACATTGTTTACAAGTTTTCCATTAACTTTCTTTTTACCAATAATTCTAGTTGGACATGTTACTACTGCACTAGTTGTAAACCCTCCATCTCGTGAGCAACTTTGACTTACTGATTGGACATAGACTTGGAGTCCATGCTCAACGATGTTAGCTATCATTCCAGGATACAGTTCAGGCATAAAAGTGAATGTAACGTTGGTAGCGTATTGCTGTGACCACAAGTATAAGAATTCCTGTAAGGCATACATGAATTCCATCAGTTCTGAACGGATCATTGGTTCAGAATCAACATATGGTCTCATACCATATCTCTTTAGGAATTCCTTGGCAAATGTATTAATATTAATTCCTTGTGATGACAAGCTATTCATAGAGGTAAGCATGGTTGCAGGATCGGTACCAAATAATAATCCTAAAACAGCATTATTCTCAATTGTTATAATCCCATTAGTCATCAGCCAGTCAACCAAAGAAACATCACCAACTTCAGTTGGGTCACCACTAACACCAATATGTGTATATAACTGGGTGTCATCATGATAAATACTGAAGTCAATTATTTCAATATCATAAATACTGAGTACTGGAGCAGTTCCATATAGTCCAAAATAATCAGGATACCAAGCCAAAAAGCTACCATCTGGTCCACTCTGGAATTCTCTTAAACCCATAGTAGATAAAGTACCAATGGTTGAAAGAACTGGGACATCAGTTACAAATGCTCGTGGACTACCAGCTAGGACTGTTGAATTAACATCAAAGCCAACTACCCCTTGAGTAGTGTTATAGTTAAAATTGCCACCAGCCTTACTTAGACCTGCTGGTGTTGCAGTGCTAGCGGTACCTCCACCACCTATATTAATTGAGTAATTAACAATTTGTTTACTGGGTGAAGGTCTTCTAACTCCCTGTATAGGAAATGATTGGGAACTATTATAGAACTGTTGTTTTACTATACCATCTTGACTATCTTCTGCATCGACAACATAACCATCCTTGTAATACATTACAACATGTTCTGGGAGAACTTCAGTTCCACCATAAAAGATTAGGTCACCAGGCTCTAGAAGACTTGGATCAATAGTACCATAACCTGCTATTCTCTGTCCTACATTTGAATTAAGTTGTTCACCAGTATCTCCAAGTAGTCCATCAACACCGGCTTTACTCCAAGCCCAACCTACGAGTCCAGAACAGTCGAAACCAAGTTGAGTTGCATAATCTGGATCTTGTGTATCTCCGGGTTTTCCATGTGATGCACCAGTTGTATCATGTCCTCCACCCCAAACGTAGGTACCACCAATCTGTGTTGCAGCCCAAGCAGCTGCTTCTTGTCCTTTAGTACCCTTTTTGGTACTAGTAGTTGATGGTAACTGTGCTGATGATGATAAACTACTATTTATCAATGTAGGATTAAGTAAATTGTATTCCCACTGTGGATAAGTACCATCTGGTGTTGGTTGTTCTGACTTTGTAGGTGCTACAGTTTGAACAACTGGTCCACCTTTTAATGTTTCATCAGTGGCATTTACCCAAGCATCAACAGAGATATTATCTATTGTCTTAGGAGCACCAGGAGAAAGATCTCCACCTAGATAGGTAAAAGCAGCTTCCGATAAAATGATGTCAGCACCATTAAGAAGTTTTTGTTGTGTTGCGTACACAACATGGACTTGAACGTGTTTGTGGGTTACAGTATTACTTATTAGAAGTATTCTACCAATTTGTGCTGCAGTAGGGTATATATCAGGGTTTGCGGCTCCTTGTAGCCATTGTTTAGCAGATGTTGGATCTCCAACATTACTAGCCCAGTAAGTAAACGGTGCAGCTACCCAATACGATATGCCACTAGGATTTTTTACAATATCATCAGCACCAGAGTTATTAGACAAATCAGATATGGTATCAAATGTGGCAGTTATAGTTTCACCGCTAGTAATTCCTAAAATAGCAGTACCTTCTGGAGCACCCTTAACCCCAAGAGAGGCAACGGTACCATTACCAATACCAGTTTTACCTTTTGTAGTTGCCAAGGACACCGACTTAGAAACACCACCGGTTACTTCTAGATAATTTATAATATCTTTGAAACTTGTAGCATTCTCATCTTTTAATGTAATCTGAGTTTGCTTATAGATATCAGTAGCAAAACTAACCCATTGGGATGGAATACCACCAATATGAATATCTTTTGCAGTCCAATTAGCTACTTTCGTTAGCAGATTAATTATTCCAGTTGCTACTCCACCATCATTATTTTGTACGCTACCACCGAATATTTGTGCATTCTGTAAAATTCCAGGAATGATACCTTCATACTCAATTGCCCCAGCATCCCAATAGCTATTTTGAGCTTTATATAGCGTACAACTACAATTAATTACGATTGGCTCAGGGATCAAAGTAACTATTGGTGCATATATCACGAATCCAGTAAAGTACTGATAATAACTTTCTTTTTTGAGAAAAATTATTATTTCATCCATTGTATTAATTACTGGTGACTGCACCTTAGCTGCTGTAAAATTCTTTGATGCTGGAGTGTATTTAAAACCATTGTTAGCTAAATATATACTAGCGGTACTAACTGCATTGATATTACGCTCTATAGTAAGGGACATAAAGTCATCGCTTACTTCTATAATACCACCCTGTGTTAGACTATTAATGAATATTCTAACGTCTGGGGAATAGAAAAACTGTTCGTTCTGACCGAGAGCCATGGTTAATTAATGATTCCCGTTATTTGATTAATATCTACAGGACCGACTGTATAGTTTGAATTAATAGCTGTTGGATTAAATGATGAGCTGCTAATAGCAGGAGGTGTTATGGACGCAGTAGCACCCAGACCTAATGCAGATAGAGTACTGGCATAGCTAATATCATCTGTACTATTGAGTATATTCATATGATAATATGTCACAAAATATGATTTAAAACGCTGGTATATTTTGTTTGAGGTATCAATCCATCCTTGATATACCAAAGGTTGCAATTGGTTAGCATTTGTATTATTCGTTAAATTCTTTACATCGGTTACTAAATTTGCACTATTTCCAAGATGCGGAAGATTATTAGTAATCGTTGGGGACTGGTTATTACTATTGTTGTAGTAATGCAGAACTGCCGGGTAAGGAGAACCTCTAGTAAGAACAGATTCTTGTTGATGCACTCTAATAGCATTTTGAAAAGACTGCATTTCTTCAAATGCATCTGGTCGTTGTTTACTCATAAATGGCCAAATAATACTGAAATCTATGAACATTTCTGAACGACGAATTGGCATCCACGCTAAACCACGCTGTACCTGATCTTGGTCATACTGAGTATAGGAAGCAGTACTAAAAGATAATATATCTATATCGGTGTCTAACAGTGAATTACCATTTCGATCAGTTAATGCCAAATGAGCATTAGCTGTAGGTTTGAAAATACCCTTGATAGGGTTACTCCTGAGAGTACCTGTACCTACACCATTCCCACTAAAGATAGCCATTACTCTGGTATCCATTCATTAGCATCTTCAATGTCTAAAGTAGTTGAGGTATGTACAATACCATTGTAATTTGACCATGAAAAAGACCCTAAATTAGCTATTTCTAAATCTTCTTGATAAATTGGTCCACTAACTGGACATGATGCATTAGGGCTAACAGCCATTATTGTACCACACTTCCTGAACCAAGATCGGGGATTATTTGGCCTTCTTTAGGGAAGGTTAGCCCTTTGGTGGCTGTCTTCTTAGCAGCAGCCTGAGCACTAGTTAGATTTTGTAGACCTGCATACGTTAAAGAAGAAGTAGTACCAAAGTCAATTTCATTATTACCAGGAGACTTAGCGAACAAACCTTTTATTTCAGCATTAGTTATAATCTTACTCAAACTACTATAAGAAGTATTAGGATAACTTTCATCGGCTACGTTAAAATTTATTATATAAGGGTAAGTAACAGTTGTTGGATCAAATCCGATTTGCATGTCACTGTACCATAAAGAGAGAGTAATAGGAGTACTTGGCTTTACAGTACTATCAGCAGGAACTGTTAAAACGAGAGGTAGTCGATTAACAATTTGGTCTTCCTGCAATTGTTTAATAATCGTATATATATTCATTAGATTTTGTCTACTACCAGCATCTGCCTGCAATGACATTTGATCAATCTTTACTGAGATAAGTTGGGTTACACGACCCCCATAAGTGTCATAACTCACTTTATTTAAGGTATAACTCCATTCAAGTGAATTAGGAGAAAATGGCAAAGTTAAAAGTATTGTTTTTTGATTATTAGCCAAATACGCAGTTTTATGCCGATAGTTTTTGTTGATTGAACCAGTGGTAGTCATTAGTTACCAGTTCTCTGGTTGCCCCATTCAGTGGTAGATAATCCGTGCTTTTTCGCCCATTTATTAAGATCCCGGTTAAGATTACTAGGGTCTTCTAATAGCATAAATAGTTTTTGAGCCTTCGGGCCAAGTTCAATCTGCATAGCACCTCTCTCAGCTTTTTGCATTGCTGCCCTATTAGGTGTTCTACCAAATTTATTAAACTGTTCTGCCGATTCATGTTGAAGATCAAGTAGAGTACCACTAGCGTAAGTACCTTTAATTTTTTTACCATGCTGATTTATATGAGAAAGAGGTTGATCGCCTGTAGCAATCCTTGCTTCTAAAGCTTCACGGCGTCCAGTAGGTAATTGCTCTATATCACTTAAACTCATGAATTTTCCGTTAACATCAACACCGATATTTTTCCACTTATTCTTAGTTTCAAGATTCTGCATTTCAGTAGAAATTGCAGAAATTGTGAGTTTTTTACCATCTATATCCAACCAATCAGTAGCAGCGACAGCACCAGCAATAGCTTGTTTTACACTTTCTCCTGGTTTTTGACCTATATCACTAGCAAAGGTAGATGTTAAGGTTTTGTTGAGTTCTCGTTTTTGTTTACCATCATACAAATCGTGTATATATTTAACATAAGTACTATACGACATGTCTGCTTGCTTCTTTAATCCCAGAGATGACATCAATAATTTAAACTTTTGAAATGAATTTTCCAAAACTTGACTATTTTGATAATTATCTTTGGTAATTCCAATTCTACTAATTAAAGATTGATTTGCTTTTATTTCACCGCTTAATACACCCATGGCTCCTTGACTTTGAGAAGCACCAGGTAATCCAAGAAAACTTGTTCCCATCTGTTGGGCAACTAATGCTTGACCGATCATACTGTCTAGAATATCTGCAGGGTTGGCACCAGTTGCTGCTAAACCAGGTTGTCCAGCAGCATATTGGGCTGCAGCTGTAGCAAATGCTGCATTCTGTCCACCAGTTAAACCAAAACTAGCACCAAGTTGCGAGTACTGTATTACACTTTGTTGTAATTGTGAAAAACTGGTGTCGGTTGTACTCGCAGTGTGTGCTAATGTGTCTAGAGATGCATTGAGTTCATTTAATGACGCACCGGCTTGCATAACCATCTGTCCAAACATCTGCATAGATGTTTGAGGGTCTACTCCATACTTTTGCAGAGCCTGGTTACCAAATGAGTTAGCCTGATTTAGTAAATTACCACGATAACCTAATGAAAGATTTTGCATGGTGATCTGCTTAGCTTGTCCATATGACTCTAAGGGATTAAGTCCAAACCAACTAGTTGCCTGAGCACCAACGTCATAACCCAATGCACCACGAATACCAGTTCCACCAGTAATACCAGTATAGAGTTGTCCTTCTCTAAAAAGATCTCCACCCTTAGCTTTAATCATCCTTGCTGCATACATCGATCCAGCAATTTTTGCTGCACCCTCACCAGTGGAATTCAAGTTTGGACGTTGCCAAGGATCAAATGGTTGAGGAGTTGATTCTGGACCAGGCATTGGAGGCATTTCTCCTTCACCGCTCCATGCCCATTTTGGTCGTTCCACACCAGGACCACCTTGAGATAAAAATTGTCCCTCGGAATTTTTTAGACCATAAACTGTACTACTACTATCGTCAACGTAGTTTCCATTTTCATCTTGAGAAAATGGGAATAATTGGTAGCCTTCGTTAGTTCTTAACTTTTGGCCACCACCAAGTCTATTGAGGGCCATCCCCATTCTTTGGCCAGCTTTAGAACTAGTAAATTTATTAATGGTACTGCCCTCATTACGAGTTAGCCACCTAGCCCTACGAAGGTTTCGATAATATCCTTGCTGTGGAAACAGAGCCAAAGACATGTCAGAAATTTGCTTGTAATGTTCACCACTTGCAGTTGCTCTGCGTGCCATCCCTCCTCCACCACCACCGACTACACCACTTGGAGTCAGGTCTATGTCGTCATATTCTGAGGGGTCCGCTCCTCCTATATCTATATCAGAAGGTCTACGACCAGAAGAACGCCGACCGCCTGATTTAATCTCTTCTCTGCCAAAGAAGTCATCAGGTTCGTCAGCATACCCAGCACCACCACTTGTATTAGGGGGTTTAATGCCCCCAGAACCCCCAGAACCAGTCTGGGTGGCAGGTACCCCCGGAATCGGTCCAGGACCGCCTGTAGGGGGTATAGAGCCCGGTACAGAGGCTCCTGGAGAGGTGATTCCTAGCCTAGCTTGGTTCTGTTGGGCCTTCTGAAGCTCGTTGTTCATTTGTTGATAAATTGTCACCAATTGCTTGGCACTTTGAACAGTCCCCTCTTGTTCCCCACGTAGAGTTCTAAAAATACTGACCAACTGTTGAGCTTGTTCAGCAGAATTTCTAATTTCTTGAGCAGTTGCTTTTATCTTATCAAAAGAGTCATTTTGAAGGCCATTAAAGGTTTCTTGATCTTTGACCATTTGTTGCAATATTTGATCAACAGCACCAAAATCATTTTTGACACTACCAACATTAGAATTAAGGTTTAACCCAAGACTGATCTCGTCTGCACCACTACCGAAACCAGTAATGTTGTCAGTCATTTTTAATTGTCACCGAGTTCTTCGATTGGTACGCCATTAAAGAATGTAGCTTCTGGTAGTTGTTCAGAATCAACGGGAACAAATTGGATATCTTCAAATTGATCGAACATCTTTTCAAGTTCAAGGTATTCTTCCATTGTTTCTGGTGCAGGATGATAAACAATTTTATCGAGACCCATAGCATTAGCTTCTTCTCGTTCTTTTTGAATACCTTCCCAAATATCAGGACGGTGGAGAAAGAGTTGTGACTCTAATTCTTCATCAATAGAATTAGCTTCCTTTACCTTATCATTGAAGAGTTCTTGCATCAATAATCTTTCGTGGAGTAAGTTCCCATTTTTATCATTTAGTAGACCCCTTTCACGAGCCACTTTAACGTGGTACATAACGTAAGGGTCTACTTCTATTCTTTTGGGTCTTCACTACCACCGTTCTCTACGAAGATTTGTGCTAAATCTTCATCATCTTTGGGGAGTACACCAACTTCTTGGCATACTTCAATCATACGAGCGTGTAATTGGTCAATTTCTTCGTAAAGAACATCAATTACTGGTTCATACCATCCATTGGTAACATAGTCCCATTTTTGTCGCAGAACAGCAGTTTTTTTATCCGTTGGGATTAATTCTTTGCCATCAATGCTAACAAGTCCAGCAGCTACTACGGCTGCTTTATATGCTCTGGCATAGCCAATACCATCAGCATATGGCTGAGTTATGAGAAGAACCTCTAGTTGTTCGTTAACCGTTAAAGTACGAACTAAAAATTTATGTGATGGTATAGAAGTAACTTCCTTTTCGAGTTTACCTAAAAAAAGTAAACCCTCAAAGTCTTGCTTCCACCTATCATCAAAAGTCAGATCAGACAATGTTATTCCTTTGTATTATAATTATATTTATACTAAAATTATATCACAAATTGGTTAAATTGTCGAATGAATTAGAGACTAATTGATTAAAAGTTAATTAGTTCTTGTTAAGAAAACGCTGATAAATCGGCTTAGACTTAGTACTACGAATATCAGCAGCAACTGTAGAGTTAGTTCCACTAACTAGAGCCGTGCCAAATACGTTGTTAGAAAGAGCCGATCCAGATACAATACCATTGGTAGTAGTGGTAGTAAGAGCAGAAGGCTGATATACAGCTACACCGATACCACCGACAGCTAGAGTTGCACCATTGGTTACTGCACCACTAACTGTAACAGCTGGGCAGAATCCCTCAATTTGAATAAAACCAAAGTATCCACTAGGAATGTTAACCAAAGCAACACCAGCAAACTGACCTTGTTCTGTACCAACTGTAGTAGGGTTAGTAGTACTGTCAGTAAATGTAACGGGGTACTGAGTTCCTAGACCATCCCTGGCTACCTGATAAGAGGGACGCTGATTGGTAACAAATCGGTTTTTCTTGTCAGACCAGACTAGTACCTGAGTACCTGAAATATTTACACCAGCATTAAAGACATAGGTATAGCGTTCTCCAGCAGGGCCAGTGAAGTCATTATTAGTAGCATAACCAAAGTTAGACTGGTTGATACCAACACCAGTATTAGTAAGAGGATCAGTGAAACCCTGAGCTGAGAATCCTGCAGCATTGTAGTTAATTGGAGTTGCGCTAACAGTGTATAGAGCAGACTGGATGTTTAGCTGAGCGTTGACTCCAGTTCCTGTCTGTGCAGGGACAAATCCGCTAGCAGTTGTTACAGAGTCACTGACTGGGGTGAATGATAGTAAGTTTTGACGAGCCTGTAATGTGATCTTTTTGAACGTATCATAGTCAATAGTAAGAGTCTGTCCGGGTAGAAGTTTACGATGATCAGGTAAAATGGCCTGACCAACTCCTGGCTGGAGTGAAACTTGAATGTATCTTGATGGCATTTTATATTTCCTTTTTTAGTACCTTTGGTAGGTAACTGGTTGATAGATCTTTAGAGAACAGAACCTGGTTGGTTAGCTGTTGGAGGAATTAGCGAACCTGGGTCATTAAGAGTAGTCAATGCAGCAGGAGCACCAGGAGGAGCGAATGCGTAGTTTTCAATACGCTGTGTGTACATAAACTGTACTGACTTAGGGAAAGTCATCGTTCCAATGTTAACAGTCTCATCAATTGCAACATTTACAATTGTTGGATTAATGTAATCAATGCGACGTATTGGAACACGAGTAGTAGGATCAAGAATAATCTTAGATAGACCGACTTTACCAGTAGCTAGTTGTGCTTTAAAGACACCTAGCAAGTCAGAAATTACTTTGTTATTTCCATCTGAGTTAGTAGCAAAGTTAGCAGGAATATCATTATAGGTTGAATAAAAAGCATTCCATACTTCAGTATTCCACTGTTCACGAATAGTTACTGTAAGTGAACCAGCCTCTAGAGCACCAGGGAAGGCAATTTCTATTGGGTATTCGCTATCAACTGGTTGAATTGGTTGAGCCTGAGCAACTGGTTGAGGAGCTGATTCCTGAATAACATCAACCCAGGCCAAATTAACTGATGAGGTCGATGACCCACCTGGGTTCCAGGTTAAACGAGTATAAGCTCCACCTACGCGAATGTTGGTAGTAGTCATTTATTTAATCCTTAAGCCGCTGTTACCGTGAATGCGCCACTGGCAGTGTTAATCGCAATAGTGATATTGATGTAATTCAATGGAATAGTGGGTGAGTACAGGAATGACACCAAAACTCTAGTTGGGTTATTAGGGTCTTGAACAATGTTGATACCTGTATAACCTTGAATGACACCAGTGGTCTTAAGATCACTCAGAACGCCGGTTGTTAAGTTACCAATTGCAGACATAACTGATGGAGTTAGAGCCTGACCAATTAGATTACTATTAGTAAAGTTTTCCTTAAAGTTCTTGCCAACATAGTCACCAACTGCATTAATTGAAATTTCCTGAGTTAGCCAGTTACTAGTATTAGTAGTAAGACCATGACGAACGTAAATAGTTCCATTACGCTTTTGAGCAACTACCAACACTCCATAAGACTGTAGAGTTGTTTCCTGTGAGGAAGTCAACTGGTTAGAAAGACTTGAGAACCCAAGTAATGTTTGATGAGTCAATGGTGTCTGAGGAGCTTGTGAAGCCCACAAACCAGCTAAAGCAGCTGCTACATAGTAACCATTAAGACTAACTACTCCAGTAGTCGTACCAGTTGAACTATTAAATCCAGGATTATAGTTAATAGTCGGTAGGTTACAAACACTAACTCTCTGATTAAACATGTCGTTAGCAATACTGATTGGTACAGTTATTGGCAATGATGAGCCAGCAGCTGAACTGTCTAATCCAATAAATGACCTTTGGAATATTCCATTATTGGCCTGAGCAGTTAAGAATTGTGATAATCCCTTGAATAGAGGTCCAGTAGATGAAGCATCATAAGCAGTATCGAATACAAGTGGAACGATCAGGTCAAAGTAATCTGTACCAGTAAAAGATTGAATAGCCGTTAGGAAGTCAGCTGCTGTTCCACTCTGGGAAACAATATTCATTAGAGTTACCTGAGGAGCACCATTCTGGAATGCAAGGAAAGCAGCCAAAGAAGCTGGTGAGTTAATAGTTGGTGTAGACCCACTGTAAACGAATGGCTGACCAAAAGTATTGGCTGCACTATTGTAATCCGTAAATGTGTACACTGAACCTGGAGCGACAGTAGTGAAGGTGTAGGAAGCCTGCAAGTAAGTACTATTCTGTACAAAAGAACTACCGCTAATTGTGGTAAACGTAGTTATTCCACTCGTAGTAGTTGGCCCACTGTAGTTAGTTCCACTAGTTAGTGGAGCTCCAGTTAGACTATTGGTTAGCACAAAGTTAGAAACTGTTCCACTCTGACTTAGAGTAAAGGTCTGGATACCAGAAGATGAAGTAAATTGGAAGGTATCGTTTTGATTACTAGTCGGTAAATTGGGTGAAAAGGCCAAAAATAGAATATTTGGTGATGCACTAAGAACGGCATTCGTTATGATAGGTGAGGGTGCCTGCTCTACGTAAACATTCGGATTTTGGTATCCTGGAATTGGGCTCATAAAATCTCCTGAAAGGACTTACACCTTCTCAGTTTCTAGTGCGATTGTTATTAATGTTTACTAATTAAAAGAAGAAAACAATGTAGATTCTTTAGGGAACAGTGAAAACAAATGGATTTGTGTTGTATGTTGTTATACCACTGACTACAATGCTTTCTAAAATTGGTGGATTATAGTCATATTTTGGTTCATAAGCCTGACCTACAACTTGAGCTCTAATAGTCGCTTCATATGAAAGTAATTCTGCAGAAAAAGGAGTTCCAGCAACAATGGTATCACCAATAGGTCTTGTTTTAGAACCAAGAATAGTCATGCCAACTATTGGGTCTGCATAGATAGTATTATAAAAAGCTGTACTGCCAGGTGACTGTACATCAAACAGTATGAGATTTTCAATACTGTCAGCTAATTTATCTCTTTCCTCTGAAGCCATGGCTAGAATTTGAAAATCTATGTAGCCTTCAAAATATATTTGTCGGTCACAAACTATTTCTGTGCCACTAACTACATAAAAGAAGTCTGGATCTAAACCAGTCCATTGAGTAGTTATAGGAGTAAAATGTACATATATACTGGGCCAAGATGCCTCTACCAATGGATATTCTATATTGAACTTAGTTGGAGTTAATTCATTAGTGGTGTTACTAGGTATATTCCCTTGAGGAAATGCTGAACCAGGATTCATTACATTAATATACTCTGTTAGAGCATCAATGAGACACGTTTTCACGGCAGTTCGATAAATTTTAGTTACCTACCTAAAAGCGCATCTGATTAAGTGTTTCAACAAATGCTGCTCCAGCAGCACCTGTAGATTCAATCATAGTTAATATTTCCTCTGGACCAGCAGCATTTTTCCATTCCATAGCTGCTTGTTTCAGAGCATCTTCAATAAAGTGCATACCTTGCATACCAGGATTTTTCCACATTATTTTTGTTTCAGTTATGTGACCTTGAGCATTTCTGCTAATAATTTTCCGTTTACCAGGAGCACTAGCACCATAAGCTGTTCTAAAGTTAATACGACCACTGGCATCTCTAATCGGAATAGTTTTTCCAGTTAGCCCATACATTACATATGGATCATAACCTCTATCGAGAGCCATCATATATCCATATTCAGGTGGCACTGAAATTCCTATTTGACCATTTGAACTTACTGGCCGAAAACTTAATGCACCTTTACCACTCTTTTTAGGAGCTCGATAAGCTGCTAAAGCAACGGCTCTTGCAGCAATCTTGCTGGTAACGTAATCAGGCATTGGTTGAATCATATCATCTACTCCTTCGAAGTTAGGAGAGTGGCACTGAGAAGTATGGATGTCCTGGCTGTAAGTTCTCTAAAGTACAAATTTGAGCAACTATTTTAGTAGTATTCTGAAATGGATTAGAACCGGTTCTATAAGGATACTCAGCAGATGGTCCTGGACCTGTACGAACAGTAACAGGTTCTACATTAGATACAATGAATATCTGAGAAGTCAGAGTAGGGGTGTCTTCACTCCACGATTCAACCCTAGCCACCAGATCACCTTGTCGTATTTGTGGGTACCAGCTAAATTGAACTCTTGGGTTTTGATTCCAAAATTGACCAACTATTTGATTATTACGTTTATCTGGAGTATCTGCTGCTAGCATAAATAATTGGTATACGACATTCTGGAAACCACCATTGAATGAAGTCCCATAGCAGTTAGGACAATAGGTATTGCCTGACTGTCCATAGGATCTCGCTACTCTTTGTTGAACACTAACATCTGGATTAGTGGGACTTTCACTATCCTGACAAACTATACAACGACCAACTAGATTTGCAGTAAAGTCTTCAGCACGCCATAGCAATCTTAGTAAACACTGTTCTCCAAAATTTTGTAGTGTCTCATCATGAAATCTCTGTAGATCGATTTCACTGTTTTGTTCTCTGTACTTTTGGACATAAATATTAGATTCAATTTGTCCAGATAGTGTAGTAAGTGATGTGACAGGTTGATAGGAGGGTTTACCAGCTATATAGGGGGGATAAAAGACAGGATTGTTAGGCATCTAATTTATTCTGATATATCGTAATATTTTATCTCAGATTGATATCTATCGTCAATTCCAGGTTTATTATGTCCGTGAATTTTCATTAATTCTTCAAAACTGTCAAAGACAGCTACTGATTTTGCTTCTGTATTCCACGATATTACACACTTACCACTTCTAAATATTACACCATCAAATTGTGGTTTATCAGGATCTGTTCTTTGATTTTCATCATGATCTTCTGAAATGTCACCACGACGATACATACTAAAAAGCTTCAATGGCTTATCCGTTGTCTTATCGTCGACTTTATTAAGTGATGGATCTTTTAAAGGTTCTGATGCAGCAAATCTTGACACTAGAGTTTACCGGCAGAGATTTCTTGAAGATGTTCAATAATTTCAGGAGTTTGATCTTCCCAGGCCACAGTACATTCCCAACCCTGTTTATAGTACCAATTAATTACTTCTTGCTCAGTTGCGTGTTTTTTACCTTTGGGCAATTTTCGATCACGATGCCAATAGGTACCAAAATATTCAACTATCTGTTTGGTTTCTGGATTGTAGTAATCAGGGTATCTAGTTCTGAAACCATTAGAAATACGTAAACTTTTGTCTCCCTCATGAATATATCCTAATGATTCAAGATATGGTTTTAGCGAAAGCTCACCTTTAGAATGCCTAATGCCATGAGAATTTTTTAATTTGCCATCTTTATGAGCTTTAATAACAGATTTTGAGATTTTTTTTCTAGTTTCAGGCGAAGGAGATAAAGTTCCATTTTTTCTTCGTGAATCTATAGATTTTTGGCCACGACGCTTCATTTCTTCAGATGGTATTAAAGTAGTATTATGACCAGAAATAAGTTGAGAATTATTGTGTGCTGCTCTTACGAATTCACCGCAGCCACATATGCAAGGATTAAGTTTATTCAAACAAGTATCACAAGTTTTTCGGAGTCTTCCAGAATTATTACAAGTTTTAATTTCATTACATCTAGTGCACGTAAAATTGCGTACTTTAGAAGCATTAGTTTTTCTAGCCTTTTCTTTAGATTCTTCGGACATTGATTTACCATACATTGGATTTTTAGAACCAACTAAACCAACTTTACCAAGATTAGCTTGACGAAGTTTCTCTTTTGTCTCGTCTGAGAGATGAACACCCTTGCGGGGACTAACCCTCCCCTTAGCTAACTTTGATAATTTCTCTTTAGTTTCTAAAGTGTGTTTGTAAACTCCTTTTTCCATATTTTCTACCACCCACCTATATTGGCTGTTCCATAGTGAGCTCCACCGTTTGCTGGATTAATAAATGTCCTTGGAATTAGCCCCCCAGCCACCAACATAGCTCTCTTGGAACCAATCAAATACCAACGCTTAACCTGACGTAACTGCTTGTCAGCTATTTCTTTATCAAATTCATATAAACGCCACCAACGCTCATAATAATCTCTACGATTATTCCAAACTGCTGTCATATTTTCTGGCATTGGTTGTTCAATGTAGTTTCGAGCAATGTGCTTTAAGAAGTGAGCATAAACCTGTGAATTAACCATTCCTGCATACTGTTGAGGGATCTGAGCAATAGCGTTTACTCCAACACCCCATGCAGGATTAAAAATTGGTTGAAATTCATAGTTAACATAGTCCATTGTTTCATTAGTCCAGACCATGGCAATATCTTCATAAATGTTCATACCTGCTTGTGGAAGGTCCTGTAGATATGGTCCACCATATGAACTATCAAATGATCTATCTATTCTGTGACCTATACTAACTACTATATTTCTCTGATTTTCAGTTAATGAACTGTAGTAGTACATTGGAGTATCAGCTTGATAGTAATAGTCAATAAAGGTTATAGGCATACCAGAAGCTGTCCATGTCCAAGTTACTTGGTTAACTCCAGGAACAGTTGTTTCATTATTTCCTAATAGATAATTGTAAAGACCAACACCCTGTCTGGTTGCCATAGTTCCACTAGGAATAATAACTGTATTACTTTCTTGCTGAATAACTTCTAAGTATACTTGTTCACTATCGGGGTCAGTTAATACACCATTATTAAAAATAGCTACACCAATAGGATATTGGTCTGCATAGAGCGGAACTGGTCTTAATCGAGCCATTTTTCCTTATGCTTTGTAGACAAGACGGAAGTTACTAGTAGCTGAATTAAATATAAAATGTAGATCTAATCGTGTAGTGCTTATTGTCGTTGGAAGTACGACCGTGCCCGAGGATTCAAATCCTGGACTTCCCCCACCAGCGCTACTAAAAGAAATACTATGAGTTCCACCCGATGTAGTAAAGGACATGTCAATTTCATCTCCTTCATTAGGAGATGCAGTCCAACATTCGATAAGTCCTGTTCCTCCTACATTAGTAAAATAAAATACATCGTAATTGTCTGTAAGTATAGCGCTCGTTACATCACTAGTTGGACCATAGACTCTTTTAGTAATTCTTTTATTAGTAAAAGTTAATGTTGTATTGGCATAACTATTAATAGCATTTGAAAGTGTTATTTCTTCAGTTACTGCTCTATTTGTTTCAACTAATACAGCAGCATCAGTATAGGCAGTCGTAGAAACATCGGTACTATCATTTAATGCTGATTGGGTAGTAGCAGTAGATCCATTAACTAAAGCTATAGGGCCAACTATATCACTTCCACTGATTGTAGCATTACTGAGGTTACCATATACATTATAACCACTAACGAGAGTCGAAAAACCAACTACTTGACTACCACTAATTGTAGCATGAGACAAATATCCATATACTTGTGATCCAGAAACAGTAACTCCATAAGGAGGAATCCAAACAACTGTTCCAATACCACTAGCAGTAGCTCCTAAAACTTGCCCACTTGCCGTAGGTATAGGAAAATCCCCGTTAATCATTCCATTAAGAATGCCGAAGTCTTGAACTGTTGGCCCTGATATCCAAGGAATATTTGTTTGAGATCCGAGACTGGTTGTGCCTTCTTGTGCTCTATTTACAGTAAAGTTAGTGGTTCCTGGGGAATATGCTCCCGTAGTATAAACAATTTCTGAATTAGTTATAATTCCATCGAAAGGTGCAGGATTTAGAACAATTGGAAGATATTGATTACTTCCAATACTGATATTAATTCCCGTTGTAGTAGTTAAAGTAGCAGGATTACCTGCTGTAATACTACAGATACCAGTTAGAAAATCTGCACGTAACCTATTAACCATTTATTTCTTCTACTTCTTTTTGCGAAAGTCAACTGAAGTATATTTGCAAACTCCTGCAGGAATACCCTGTAAAGGAAGAATAGGGAAGTTTTTTCCATTCCACCCTCGAACTTGCCAACCATTTTTAAGAGCAAGAGTTTCAGCTGCAGGGCTAGCTAGTCGTTCAAGTTTATTATCTTTTAAGTCTTTACTCGTTGGACCTTGGATTGTTGCTCCGTAAAGATCACCTGGTCGAGTAGAAAATGAATATACTTCAGTATCATAAGGACCGACATTGACATCTTCACCAGTAAATGGGGCCTGTAATACTAATCCAGGAGAGTGATATATCATTACATGGCCTGGTTCAGTATCAGTTCCATCGGCTCCTGCAATGAAAAGAAGGTCTCCAGGGAGAAGTGGAGTACCACGATCTAGTTGGCATACTTTAAATTGTTCTTGAGTTGTACGAGGAATAGATAAGCCTACAGAAGTATAAGCCCATTGAGTAAGACCTGAGCAGTCAAAACCTACACCTGAAGTCTCTCCACCCCATACATAAGGAACACCATCTTGAGTTTCACCATGCTTAAGGGCTTCTACTCCTGCATTTTCTCGATTATAGATTGAGTACCAAGTCATTTTTTTTGCCTTTTTTTTATCCTCTTTACGTTCTCTAGTGTGAGTTCCCGACTCGATAAAATTGTTATCTATCGTCGTCAGGGTTACCGTAAACTAGACCATCCACTCCTGGGGTAGATGAATCAATCATGTTTGGGTCCCAGAAATCAGGATCAGGTCTAGCATGACCTGGTTTTTCAATAGTTTGACTCTTGGAAGATACAATCTTTGTGACAAACTGTATTAGGAATTTCCAAGGAACACTCGCTCTGAGAATAGATGAGATATTCGTACTAGAAACTGTAATATCTTTTTTAATACCTTTGTTGGTTCTCAAAGCATTAACCATAACGGCTTTAAACTGACGATATCTAGTAACTGATCTACTTGATGCAATTGTGTAAGTGAGACCTGAGGTAATTCTTCTATCTCTGTTGGTTGCCCTAGTAACAGTAGCCGAAACAATCTGTGCAGCTTGGGTGCTCTTAGATGCTTTTTTCTTCAATCTCATTGAAGAAACAGCAGTGGATTTTATAGTAGTATTCTTTTGCTTTGAAAGTCTATTAGCAAAAATTTCTACAACTTTGAGAATTGCAGATTTAGTCTTGGTGAATTTAACACTTTGTACTCGATCTACCTTGGCATTCCATCGTTTTTGCTTATTAATTCGAGCATTTTGAACTTCAGTAGTTGTAATATTAGTAGATTTAGTCTTACTGAGTCGGGTACTTCTAATTAAGTTGCTTTTAATGCTTTTAACTAATGATTTAGAAAGTTTAGTACTCTGAATAAAGGTAGTAGCAATAATTCGGTAGAAAATTCGACCGAGTTCTCCCGATTTTTGTACATATACTGATTTAACAGATTTGGCAACTGATTTTCTAGCAAATGCAGAAGAAATCTTTACTCCACGAACAATAGCATTTTTTGTCTTAGATTGTTTAATGCTTTGTACGAATACCGATCTAGCAATCCAGTTCTTTTGTTTATTAATTCTAGCAATATTTATTTGAACGAGTTTCTTAAATTTGGTTACAGTCTTGCTATTTCGAACAGTATTAACCCAGACAGTATGAACATTCTTAGTAATAGATTTCCGTAATTTGAGTGCTTGTACTTGGACAGTATGGATATTCTTATTAGCTGACTTGACTAATTTGACTGACTGAATTTTAACAACTCTAAAGGTAGAAGTCTTTATCTTATTAATTCGAGCAATATTGGTTTGTAACAACTTGATTGAAGTAATCTTCAGTTTGCTAATTCGAGCAGTTCGTACTTGTACAGTTCGTAGTATTGCATTCTTTTGCTTGTTAATTCTAGCAGCATTAACCTGCACCATTACAATAATTCGTTGTATGTTACCCGAACCAGTATTAGCAATGTAGACCATTGCTGCAGATATCATTCGGTAGAATATTCTGCCAATTTCACCGGCTTTTTCTACAAACACTGCTCGTACATTTTTGGTTATAGTCTTACCCAATCGAATTGTATTAATTCGCACAGGTTTAACTATTTTTGAGACAAGTTTGGATACTTTGATTGTTTGTATTTGTACAACTTTAGGAACCCAGTTCTTCTGCTTCACTAAACGAACAGTATTAACCCAAACAACACTAGCTATACGGATCATATAAGTAGTGGGAAAACGTGTAATATTAGTTTGTACTCCTTTTGTACCCTTGGATACAAAGGGGATAAAGTTTCCAGTAGTAGTAATATCAATATTGCCTAGACTATTAAAAAGAAAACTAGTATCTGATAGTGCTGTATTAAGAGTATTTGCAGGAACGTTAATTATCGATAGAGTACTTGTAGATTCATTAGGAGCATAAATATCTGTACCGTCAGAATTTATAGCAATATTCATAGGACGATGAAATGAACCGGTAACCTGTGAAATAGTAGTATTGATAGTATTTGCTGGAATGTTTAAAACTGAAATAGTATTAGTACTAGCAGAGCCAGTCCCATAGTTAACTACATACCCTAAAGACCCAGTTGAATTAATTACCATATTCTGTGGACTATTTCCTACAGTAATATTTGAACTGAACGTATTACTCGGAAGATTAATAGCTACTACATTAGAATTAAATGCGTCTACAACATAAAGAAAATTTCCCGCTGGATCAAAACTAACAACAGATAGTTCAACGAATCCATAACTACTACCACTAATTATTGTATTAGCTGTATTTGCTGGTATATTGAATACAGAGATGGATGGTACACTAAAGTTAACTCCATACAGTAATGTTCCCGCAGGATTAATTGCTACTGAATTATTAAAAAATAGACCATTACCACTAATAATTGTGTTCAAAGTATTCGCAGGAATATTAATTACAGAAATAGTACTATTACCATCATTACTGACATATCCTAAAGTTCCAGCAGGATTAATAGCCATAACTTTAGAAAAGGAACTAGTATTGCCAAATCCATTAAATCCAAAACTAGTTCCACTAATGATCGTATTTAAAGTGTTCGAAGGAGTATTAATAACAGAGATTGAATTAGCTAAATGATTCGTAACATATAACAAATTCCCTGAAGGAGTAAGAGTTACTCCGTTAGGACCATTAAATCCATAATTGCTTCCACTAATTACTGAAACTACTGTATTTAAACGGGTATTAATAACAGAGACAGAATTACCGAAGTAATTAGTAACATAAGCAAGAGTATTAATTGGATTTTGTTGGTTGGTGCTGTAAGATTGGCCTACCTTGATAAACTTCTGCTTTTGTTTACTAATCTTATCAATATTAGTTTGTACTACCTTGATAAAACTCTGCTTTTGTTTACTAATCTTATCAATATTAGTTTGTACTACCTTGATAAAACTCTGCTTTTGTTTACTAATCTTATCAATATTAGTTTGTACTACCTTGATAAA